AGCAGTCGGCCCAAGGGCCGGTGCCGAAGCCGGGTGAGCCAGTGGCTCCGCCACCGAACCCTATGGCACCTCCTCCGGGTCAGCCAATCCCGGTCCCAGAGGAAAATACAGCCCAGCCTAAAGAGGACGATAAGTCCAAAGCGAAAAAATAGCGCGGAAAGATATGGCTCCAGTTAGATAATGGGAGGGCTTTCGTGGGCACACAACCGAGTCTCCGCGCCCGCATCCTGCCCCGGTTCCCCGCTCAAGTCCTGGCGGGAACCGGGATAACCATCACTAAGAGTGGTGGCACCTACACTTTTGCAGCGCAGGCCTATGCCAATATCCCTATCAACGCGCTGGCTTCGATCCCAGAGGATCGACTACTCGGACGGGACACCCCTGGTGTTGGCTCCGTAGAGGTTATTGGGGTCGCCGGTGGTCTAGGGTTCACCGGCAGCGGGAGCCTTCAGCTAACGGTTAATCATAGGATCAGGGGTATTCCTGCTATCCTGCTTATTGGGGCGACTCCAAGCGCACAGGATACTGTCGTTCCATACTCTTGCACTATTACAAAAGTGACTGTTATCAGTGACGCAACCAGTGGAAATCCTAATATAGCTATTCAAAAGGGCACATTCGCCACATTTCCTGCTGGACTGGTAGATATCACAGGGGGAAATCCTCCAGTACTTTCCAATGGAAAGTACCAGAGTACAACCTTGACTGGGTGGAACCTTAACATTGCTGCGGGAGAGATCCTGCGTATGTCTTCCTCGACTGGTGGGCCGATTACCAGGCTGAACATTACCATAGAGGTTCTGCCGATATGAAAACCACAAAGACCCGCTTTGAGCTTATTCGTGAGGCTGCGGACAAGCTCAACATTGTTGGGACTGGTCAGGGGCTCGAAGCGGAGTACTCGAACAAGATTGACAGTAATGTAGATCCCTTGATAATGCAGCTCGCCTCTGATAATATCTGTGAGGTAGTCAATGATGGATATATCCCGGCTGAATGGTTCGACTCGCTCGCGGGACTATTAGCTAATGTCTGTGCCCCGGTAGCTGGGAAGAACTTTGATCCGCAGATCAAGGAGTACTACGAGAGTCGTCTGCGGCGGTTGACCTCGAGTGGTCCCACTTATGGGACCCAGGAAGCTGAGTACTTCTGATGCCGTCTATTGTATTTCCAACTACGTCAGCCCCGGCTACCAGGCCACAAGAGTCTGGTGGAAGGCTGATTAATGCCTACGTGGAGAAGACACCCTATGGAGCACCGTCGCAGATTATCGTGAGGCGTTCTCCTGGTCTCCAACGAATAGCGACGACTGCGATAAGTGGTCACACCAGGGGCTTTCTCGACGCGGAAGCAGCTGCAGTATGGGTGCTTAATAATAAACTCATGAGGTTTGATAGTGTCTTTACGGTAACAGATCTGGGTACATTGGTAGGGACTGAACCAGTTACCTTTGGACGGAATAATGCTGTTGTTAAACAGAATGTAGTTGTTACTGAGAACGGCTGTTTTAATGTTGACACCAGTACCGGGGCAACACCCTTTGTCTCGGTCAACCTACCCGCCGGGCCAACGAGTGTTTGTGACATCGATGGATACTTTGTCTGGTCATTTGGTGGAGGTCAGATCTATGCTTCCGATCTTAATTCTACTAATGTACAGGCGTTGTCGCTGAATACTGAGCAGGGCCTGTTCGTCAGGCGGGTGCTGCGGTATGCAGGGCGACTTTATGCCTTCGGAGATAAGTGGACGGGGGTCTATCGTGATGCAGGAACAAGTCCATTTCCGTTCGCGCGCGAGGTCACTATCCCTCGGGGTATCGTTGGGACTCATGCTGTCGCTGGTTGGGAGACTGGATGGGCCAACCAGTTGCTCTGGGCCGGAGATGACTTCATCGTTTATAAGTTGGATGGATACACGCCTACACCAGTCTCTACCGATGATGTTAGTAGGGCCATTCAATCAGCGGTACTCGCCGGGGGCCGTAACCTCATCGAGGCCTTTGTCTATATGTACGGTAAGAATGCCTTCTGGGTCTTGTCCTCTCACGATAATTGGACGTGGGAGTATAATCTAGTCACGGGCGAGTGGAACGAACGCAAGTCGTTTAACCAGTCTAACTGGAAGGGTATGAAGAGTATACGGATATTCGATCGATGGATCATTGGAGACGAGTTTACCGGAGATCTGTATCAGGTCAGTGGATCATACTTCCTCGAAGGAACTGATCCCCTTATTTGGCAGGTAGAAAGCGGGGTGATGTCAGGCTTTCCGCGCGGCGTCATGGTGCCTCGAAGCAGCTTCCTGTTGACGACTGCTGTAGGGACGACCTCCACTGTAACAGATCCCAGGGTGGAGATCTCTTGGTCCCTCGACGGGGGATACACCTATGGAGACCCTGTGATGCGTCGCCTTGGAGGTCCCGGGGAGTCGCTCTCGCACCCATATGTTCTGCAGTGCGGGCTGTCCAAGGGCCAGGGCGTTCGGTTCCGTCTGCGGGTCTCCGATCCGGTTCATGTGGGACTGTCGGGGGGTTCGATAGATGATCTTGAAGCGCGGGGGTACTCTGGATGAAGGCCCCACTCGATCCGTTTTCAAGAGTTACTGACGAACAGAGTCACTGGGACCCTGAATGGTATTCATGGCTTCAAGATCTATTCACGACCACGACGCAGCTTCAAGCGAATGTCGTGACGCTGCAAACAGCTCTTGCAACACAGCAGGCAATTAACACGGCACAACAAGCGAATAACACGGCACAACAAGCGGCTATTACCGCGCTACAAAATCCGCCCCCGGGCGTTTCTCCGGGACTGATATTCCTCTCGGTTCAAACGGCAAATAACTCTCCAACACTTGTATTTACAGGGATGAACAGCACCTACGCAGCCTATCAGTTCCATGCCACAGGACTGAGGCCTTCTGTTAACAATCAACCACTGTATATGCAGATGAGTCTGGATGGCGGCGCGACGTGGAAGAATACCTCCAATATATGGACCTGGCTCTATTCTTATATTGGCGGTGGTGCAACTCCACTAGCATACAGCTCGGCCTCAGAAGGCAATACTACATACTTCAGGATCGGTGGAGTTACAAACTCTACATGGGGTAATAGTTCTGAGACAACAGTCTATCCAAACAGTGGCCAAAATCTAAATATGGCTAGTTGGCGTTCGTCTGATTACTACGATGCTGGTAGTGGCACCTATCAAGTGATTGGCTCTGGCCATGAAGTCAGCGATGCTACTCCATGCAATGCTGTGAGGTTCTTCTTTGCCTCTGGCACGATAGTCGGTGGGCGCATAGCGATGTACGGCCTGAAAAAGGCATAGGAGGCTATAATGGGCCTGTTCGATATCTTTACTGGCGATCCCGTTAAGAAAGCTGCAGAGCAACAGCAGCAGTATCTTACGGGGATCTCCAACCAGATCCAGTCCGGCATCGGCGCCGCGCAGACCCGCGGCATAGATGCCCTCCAAAGCGGACAGGGCAGTGCCATCAACGCCCTTCAGGGTGGTCAAGCCACGGCGCGCGGAGATATCCAGAACTACTCGCCCCAGGCAATCGCGGCCCTCTACGGAGGGCAGACTGGCGGAACCAATGCCCTTTTGGCTGGACAGACTGGTGGTCTTGAGTCACTCCGAAGCGGTGTTCAGGGGGCAACAGATGCCTTCAGCGGACTCGCTGGACAAGGGCAAGGCTATGATGCACGGGCTCTCCAGGGCGGTGACATTGCGCAGGGGGCCTTTGGCCTTGGGCCTATGGCGGGACAGGTTCAGGCCGCGTTCCAGTCTAGTCCCGGCTATCAGTTTCAGCTGAACCAAGGGCTCGAGTCCGTTCTTCGCAATGCGAATGCCTCTGGCATGGCCGCAGGCGGAAACCAGCTCCGCGAAGCGCAGACCTACGGACAGGGCCTTGCCAATCAGGACTACGGTGCGTGGCGAGCGGGCGTCTCTGGTCTTGGTCAGGCCCAACAGGGTGCCTACGCCCCACTTGGCGCGAACGCGGCCTCGACTGCGGCCTCGGGCACAGCTAACGCCGCCCTTACGGGAGGCACTGGCGCGGCCAACATTTACACTGGTACCGGCGGCAAGCTGTCCGATCTGTTGTCGGGCACAGGTACTAACGTGGCCAATACCCTGCTCGGAACCGGGACCAGCCTGGCCAATCTGGCTCAGCGCGGCGGCGAGGATCAGAGTGGGGTGTATACTGGGACAGGCAACAGCATTGCCAACCTGCTGTCCACGCTGTCTGGACAGTCCTCTCAGGGCTTCCAGAACATCGCTGGCCAGTACTCGCCGACCTTCCAGACTGCCGCGAACGCGGAGATGGCGGGCTCGAAGAACCTGTGGAACCTGGGCCTCAATTTGGCCGGGGCGGGGGCAGGGACACCGGCTGGCAGTAGCTTCCTAAAGGGCCTTGGACTCGCAGCGTAGGGATTGACTATGGCCGACAACTTTAACGTGGACTTCAGTCTGCTTGGACAGCTTCCTGCGATAGCAGGAGCGGCCCAAGATAGGGCTGTACTGAGGGAAACGCTTGCGGATCTCAAGAGCACTGATCCAGACTCGCTGGAGCGGAAGGCATCGCAGTTGCTCGCCGCGGGTCATATGGAGGCCGGGTTGAAGCTCCAGGCAGCCGCGCTCGCGCGTCGACAACTGACGCAGAAGGGCGAGTCGGATAGGATACAGGCCGATTACCTCAAGAACTTTCGCTGGCCTGGGATGCCTGGCGGGCAAGCCGCTCCAGCGGAGCAAGCACCCAACATACCACTGACTCCAGGGCCAGCTCAGGCCCCGCCTGCGCCAGATCCATTTCAGGGCGCGCCCGGGGCTATTCCAGGAGTAGGACCACGAAGTGCCCTTCCCCCTCAGGCGGGGCCACAACAGGCTGCGGCCGAGCCCAGCCCAAGTGATGCCATCATAGCTGCCGCACAGCAGGGTACGGCACAGCCTCAGCCACAGCAGCTGGCGGGGCCTCCACCCACGCCTAATACACTGCCTGGACAGACCCCGGTAATGAGTGCGGAAACACTCAATGCTGCAGCCGCCCCGGCCGTCGGAGCACCACCACCTCAAGCGGCTCCTGCCACGGCACCAGAGAGCGGCCCGCTAAAGGTGCCTGCATATCAGGCCGATGCCCAGGCTGAGGCCGCTGCGGTGGGACAGGCCCTGTCTGGGATGCCACGACAGTTAATGACTAGCGGCCCGGGACGGGCTCTTATGGAGCGCTTCCGGGATGCTATGGGCAAGCTCAAACTGACCCCTGATCAACAGGCCTGGCAGGAAGAACGGATCGCTCGACGACAAGCGGGTCAGCCCGATGTCAGCTTTGGTGATTACAAGCTAGAGCTGCAACAGGCCCCGGACAAGATCAAGTCCGCAGAAAAGATCTACCTCGACACCGAAAAGAAAGCTGGCCAGTCACAGCAGCTCATTGCCACGCTCGATCGAATGAGTACTCTTACTCAGGACAAGGACTTCATAGCAGGTACATCAGCTAATAAATATGCTGAAGGGGTCAATCAAGTACTATCTTTGATGAAAATAGTTGGAGTTGATCCGACTGCATTCAAGAACAGGCTAGGGCAACTTGCTACATCCGCGGAACGCTCGGCTGCGATCAATCAAGAGTTTACCTCTCTTTCCAATCAGGCTCTTATGGCCCATGTCGGGAGCTTCAGTAAGTCCTTCTCCGACGCTGATAGGGCGTTCGTCGAGAAGATATTCCCGCAGATCCTGCAAACTCCAGGTGGCATCAAGGCTATCATAGGTAACCTCCGCCAGATGGCTGAGTACGATCGAGGAGTCTCTAAAGAAGCCAGAAGCTTTATGAAGAATAATCCGCTGCGGGCTACTTCCTGGGGAGTGAATGAGGTTATCGACAAGTATGCTGATGAGCATCCACTCTTCGTAAACAAGGATGGTAGTCTTACAACGGAGGGGCAGAAGGTTGTAGCTTCGGCTCAAGGTGGGGGCACGCCCACGGCGCAGCCAACAGCTCAACCCATAACTAAATTCGGACCCGAGCATGAGGGTAAGACTGGTACTGATGAACAAGGTAATAGGTACATTATCAAGAACGGTAGAGCGGAGCCGTATACCTAATGGCCAGAGAGTTTGACTATCTGCAGCCAAACGAGCCTCGGTGGGGCAGGTTAAATCCTGTTGATCCCTCTGTGGACACCTTCCGTCAGCGCTGGGCTCCATTCAGTTCTGATCCAGTTGGTGACTACATCGAGGAGCAGCAGCGAATGCCGCCCCCAAGGATAGCCCCGCCCGGGACACGGGAGCGCTACGGCGATCCGACCAAGGTCTTGTCGATGGCAGGGGGCGGTACTCCAAAAAGTGACACGGAACAACCATATGCAGTTCCGAAAGGATTTAAGTTTGACGAGGCTCCAC